GGTATTCCAGGGCGGGGCAGCCGGGCGGGGTTTATCCCCCGACCACATTTTTCATAAAAAAGGCTTGACAGTTACGAAAACACCAATTATAATATGCGTAAACGGAAGGGAGATGAAGACATGATAAACGTAATAGGGTATATAAGAGTATCGACAGAGGGTCAATGTGGTGAAGACAAGTTTGGCCTTGCGGTACAGGAGCAGCAGATCAAGGAATATGCGGAAGCGAACGGCATGGAGATCGTGCGCTGGTTCCGTGACGAGGGAGAGAGCGGGGCGAAAGAGCGTCCTGGGTTTGACGAGATCATCTATGGAGAGGTAACGAACCCGCCGTATGAAGCGGTTATCGTAGCGAAGAGCGACCGTGTAGCGCGGGACATAAACGTATACTATTACTACAAGATGATGCTGATGAAGAAGAACGTGAAGCTGATCTCGATCGCGGAAGACTTTGCGCAGTTTGGTGTATTCGCGCCGATGCTTGAGGCGTTCACGCTGTGCGTAGCGAACATGGAGCGGGACAACATCAACAAGCGGACGAGCGCCGGGCGGAAGGTCAAGGCGGCAGAGGGCGGTTATTCCGGGGGCAGAGCGCCGATGGGATACAAGGTCGAGAATCACGCGCTGGCCATCAACGAAGAAGAAGCGAAAGTCGTAAGAAGGATCTTTGAACTGCGGGATGCTGGCGTGGTGATGCTGGACATCGTAGCGACCTTGAACCGTGAAGGTTACAGGACGCGAAACGGCAAGGAATTTTTAATCAGCACAGTACAGAGCATTTTAGGGAACCGTAAAACTTATGAGGGATGGTATCGGTACGGCAAGAACGGCGAATGGGTAAAAGGCCAGCATGAGCCGATTCTGAAAAGTGGTGAATAAACATGGACGACATAGAGGCGTTTTATGCAGTAGCGTCATTCGTCCTCGGCATGGACGCAAGGGAGTGCGAGTTTGAAGACCTAATCCGCATCGCATCTGAACGCGGGGTGAAGCCGCACGAACTTGTCGAGGAGATCGAGCGGACGATGCACACGGCTCAAAGCATGGTAATTAAATAGTGCTTTCGCAACAGGGCGAGAGTTAAGCCAACCGGGGCTGCCTATAGGGGCGGCCTTTTCTTTTGGGGGAAATATGATTAACGAAAAGCTGGTTTCCAAAATTTTTTCGGAAATAAAAAAGGCTCCGTCTGTTCCTGGCCCGTACTCTGACTTGTTTGGGTATCTGCGGTCTATCGAAGGGGAAGACTTTGGGTACGCCCATGACAAGAACAAGGAAATGCGGACGCTTCTGACTTACGCGATAGGGCTTCGTTACAACGTGCCGGAACTGTTTTCTGTGTATAAGAAGAGTCTGCTCTTTGACGCGCCGCACTATCTTGATCCGTACCTTCTGTATTTGGAATTAAAGCGGGAGCCGGAGCGGAGATTCTACCAGCCGCGAAGGAATGTCCTAAAGCCGGTCGTAGACGCTTTGCAAGCACTCGCGGACGATGAGTTAGACGAACTGTTCCTGTCGATGCCGCCACGCGTTGGCAAGACAAGTTTAATGATTTTCTATATGTCATGGCTCATAGGCCGCAATTCCGAAAACCCGAATCTGTACTGCTCCTACACCGATACGATCACAAAGGCATTTTACGGCGGCGTACTGGAGATACTGCAAGATAAGGACACGTACTCCTGGCATGAGGTGTTTCCGATGGCAAAGCTGGTGCAGACGAACGCCGCTGACGAAACGCTGAATATCGACCGGCGTAAACATTACCCCAGCTTGACGTGCAGATCCATCGATGGAACCATAAATGGGGCCTGTGATGCCCAGGACGGCGTTATCATCGCAGATGACCTTGTAAGCGGCATCGAAGAAGCCCTGTCGAAAGACCGGCTCATAAGCAAATGGGGGAAAGTGGATAATAACCTTATCCCGCGTGGCAAGGGCAAGACAAAGTATCTGTGGATAGGCACTCGCTGGAGTGTGCTTGACCCGGCTGCCGTGCGGCTGAACGTGCTTTCCACAGACGAAAAATACGCCGGTTATCGGTATAAAGTTATCAATTTACCGGCTTTGGACGAAAATGACGAGAGCAACTTCGCTTATCCTTATGGTGTAGGCTTTGACACGCTCTATTATCAGCGGAGAAGAGCCAGCTTTGAGCGGAATAACGACCTTGCGTCCTGGAACGCGCAGTACATGGGCGAACCGATAGAAAGAGAAGGGACATTATTCCTTCCCGCAGACTTTAAGTATTACAATGGCGAACTGCCGGAAGACCCGGACCGCGTATTCATGGCGATAGACCCGGCTTACGGCGGCGGCGACTTCGTGGCTGGTCCTATCTGCTATCAGTATGATGACGATTTATACATCGCGGACGTGGTTTATGACGATAACGACAAGACCGTAACGCTGCCGATGATCGTTTCTGCGGTCAAAAGGCACGGAATCCAGGCGATACAGATAGAAGCGAACAAGAGTACACTTGGCTATAAGGACGAATTGGAGCGGCTTCTGCGGGACGAAGGTATAAAAATTAACATTATGACCAAGACCGCGCCGCCGACCACGTCCAAAGTGAACCGAATCTTTGACAAAGCCCCGGATATTCGGGAGCATTGTGTGTTTTTAGAGAGCGGAAAGCGGTCGAGAGCCTATGAAGCCTTCATGGCGAACATTTACTCGTTCAAAGTTTTCGGGAAAAACAAGCACGACGACGCGCCGGACAGTATGGCGATGCTGATTGACATGGCTTTTCGGAGATCAGACCGGCCTGTCGTGTTCAAACGTCCGTTTTAGGGGCAATTTTAGCACTTTTTTCTCGTTTTCGGGAACAATCTTACCGTAAACCGCTATATGTTGTGGTATAGTGTATATGGGAAAAGCTATGTTTAGGGGTGACGAAATGGCACAAGGCTGGAACGCGACTTCAAGCAGAGTTATGACCGGCAGAACGGTCATATATAGCGCTGAACGAGAGGTGACGAGAGATAACATTCTTGCCATTTTCCAGGACGCGCTTACCACGCACCGCAACAATGCGACGGATATTGACTATCTTTATAACTACTATAAGGGTAAGCAGCCTATCTTGAACCGCACGAAGCAAGTGCGTGAGGAAATCAATAACAAGATCGTCGTCAACCGGGCAAACGAGATCGTGTCGTTTAAGGTCGGTTATCTGATGGGTGAGCCGGTACAATATATCCATCAAGGAACCGACGAAACGACCGAAGAACTCGACCTTCTGAACGCCTACATGAACGCGGAAGACAAGGCGTCGAAAGATACGGAACTGGCAAACTGGTTCCATATCTGCGGGACGTCTTACCGCATGATAAGGCCGGACGAGATCGGCGACATTGACGAAGCACCGTTTGAGATTTACACTCTTGACCCGCGCGACACCTTTGTCGTTTATAACGGCGGCATTGGCCATGAGCCTCTTATGGCCTGTGTAGCTGTCACGCTGCCGGACGGAAACGTCCTTTACTCCGGGTACACTCGGACGCACTACTTCGAGATCAACCAGGACGCGCTGACGCGCTGGGACGAACACTATCTAAACGGCATCCCAATCATCGAATATCCGGCAAACGAGGCTCGAATGGGGGCATTTGAACTCGTCTTGCCGATATTAGATGAGATCAACAACCTTGAGAGCAACGCGGTCGACGGCGTCGAACAACTGATCCAGGCGATTCTCGTCTTCCAGGGCGTAGACTTGACCGACGACCAGTTTACGACGCTGAAGCAGCAAGGCGCTATCAAGGTTAGCGAGAATGGGAAAGTCTACTACGTTTCCCAAGACCTTTCGCAAGCGAATACGCAGACCATTGTGAAAGAGGCGTACCAATCTGTCTTGGACATTTGCGGTATGCCGAACCGCAACGGCGGCTATTCGACGAGCGACACCGGCAAGGCCGTCATTCTTCGCGATGGATGGTCTGCCGCCGAAAGCCGCGCCAAGAATTCCGAAATGATATTCAAAGTCAGCGAAAAAGCCTTCTTAAAGCAGGCGCTGAACATTATGAATACCCGGAACATGGCGCTTGCCTTGCGGTCTGACGAGAGAGCGGCTACCAAAGAACTGAAACTCTCGTCTATCGAGATCCGCTTCACCCGGCGTAACTACGAAAACATCCTCGAAAAAGCCCAAGTGCTTCAGATGATGCTGACGACCCCAGGAATTCATCCGAAACTCGCCTTTGAGCATTGTGGTATGTTCGTAGACCCGGATATTGCCTACAAGATGAGTGTGGACTACGCGGAAAACGAGAAGGCCGAAACGGCAAGGGAGCTGGAGCAGATCGCCATTGACGAAGCTGAAGCGGAGAAGCTGAATGTACGAATTAGCGGACAAGGGGATTCGGTATCTGAATAAACAGTATGTCACGATGTTTAGACGTCTGAATTCTGTGCTGAAAGCAGACGAACTGAACATCATGGCAGCCGTCAACCAGCTGTTCGCTGACATTGACCCGATGGTCAAGGACGTGCTTCTTCGTATCGCCCGCGGGACTTATAAAGAGATTCGCGGCGACCACGAAGACGTAATCGACATGATGTTCGTCCTGTCGCTTATGGAAGACTACGATCCTATCACGCGGTATGTATATACCGGCGAAATGGACCGAAAAAGGTCAAGACTCATCGAAGCGCTTATCGCGACACGCTCGCCGGAAGAGGTCGAAACGGCGATGAAGATATGGGCGAGGCAAACAACGCAAGCCTGTATCGAGATCACCGACCGGGCGGCGCTCAAAGCCTACAAGGACATGGGCGTAAAAAGGGTCATTTGGGAAACGGAAGAGGACACCCGCGTTTGCGAGGTATGTGAGGATCGTCAAGGCAAGGTATATCGAATAGATAAAGTGCCAACGAAGCCTCACTACCGATGCAGATGCTGGCTCCGTCCCTTTGTGGAAGGGGGCGCTATATGGCCTCTATAATCACAGACGACGTCCAAGCGGTTATACTGGCTGCGCTGAAACGCGGCAACACGGTAGAACTGAAAAAGGAGCGCGGAAATCTCGTAATTGTCGAGATCGAACGTAAAAAAAGGGCAAGTGTGGACGTCTTGCCGAAATAATGGTCGTCAAAAGGGACGGCTGAAAGCTAATTGGGGCTTGCTGATGCAAGCCCTTTTTATATGCGGCAGAGAAGCCGCAATACAAATATCGCAAATCAAACGGCAGAGAAGCCTAATCGCAAACAGAGGGTCAGAGAAGACCGAAAAACGCAAGGAGAACCATGAGTAAAAAAATTGACGTCAGTAAGATCGCCGGTTATTCAGACATGACGGCAGAGGAGAAGCTGGCCGCGCTTGAAAGCTACGAAATCCCGGACCCGGACTATTCCGGCTATGTGAAGAAGGACGCTTTCGACAAGGCCGCAAGTGAAGCTGCCGAATGGAAACGCAAGCACAACGCGCTCCTGTCTGAAGAAGAACAGAAGAAGCTGGCAAGGGAAGAAGAGTTAACCGCTCTTCGCGAGAAGGTAGCCGCATCGGAACGGAAAGAGCAGATCGCGCTTTACAAGGCTCAATTCACCGCGATGGGGTATTCCGAAACGCTTGCCCAGCAGACCGCTGAAGCGGCGGTCGATGGCGACAATCAAACCGTCTTTGCTAATCAGAAAGCCTTTTTAGAGGCTCACGACCAGGCATTGAAAGCCAACTTGATGGCGGGAACCCCGACACCGCCAGCAGGGAGCGGCGGTAGTCAAGTGTGGACGGCATCAAAAATCATGGCGATCAAAGATACTGGTGAGCGGCAGAGGCTCATACAGGAACACCTTGATTTATTTCAGTAGTTAAAAGGAGAAAAGAATGGCAGTTAAATCCAACACCACAAAGGCCGCGAATATTTCCGCGACCGCGAGAGCAATCGACTTCGTAAGCCGTTTCCAGGCCAACTGGGAGGCTCTGCTTGAGGTCCTTAATGTTTCCCGCCCGATTGAAAAAATGCCGGGAACCATCCTCAAAGCCTACACCGCGTCCGTAACGCTTCAGACCAGCCCTGTTGCAGAAGGCGATGAGATTCCGTACTCGCTTGCGTCCGTATCGCCGGTCGCCGTCCAGGACGTGACTCTTGGCAAATATGCAAAGGGCGTTTCCATCGAAGCAATCACGACCTACGGAGCGGAACTGGCCGTCCGCAAGACCGACGAGGCCATGATTAACGAAATCCAGGACGAAATCATCAGCGCTTGGTACACCTTCGCCGCGACCGGCACTCTGACCGGCACCGCCGAAACCTTCCAAATGGGCGTTGCCAAAGCCGTTGGTATGGTTCGCAACAAATTCAAATCCATCCGCAGAAACGCCGGTACGGTCGTTGCGTTCGTCAACATCCTTGATGCCTATGAGTATCTCGGCGCGGCGAATCTTATTGTTCAGAACCAGTTTGGTATCACCTATGTTGAAAACTTCATGGGCGTTGACCGTCTGATCCTGGCGAGCGACATCCCGCAGGGAACCATTATCGCTACCCCGGCTGAAAACATCGTTGTTTACTATGTCAATCCTTCCAACGCGGACTACGCTGCCGGTGGCCTTGAGTATGTCACCGTTGGCGAAACCCCGATGGTTGGCGCGGCTGTGGTTGGCAATTACAGCCATGCGGTCGGCGAACTGTATGCCATCACCGGCATTGGCCTTTGGGCTGAATTCCTTGATGGCATCGCGGTTATCACCGTGGGCGATTCCGAGTAATTAAAGCACAGATAAGGGAAGGGCTGAAAAAGCCCTTCCCGGAAATGAGTAAACCATGACAACGGCTCAACAGATCGCGATTGTAAGAATGATAACGGACGGCAGACGGTCGGAAGACGATATGGTCGCCTATCTTGAGATTGCCGGTCAGAAGATTATCCGTAGGGCTTTCCCTTTCAAGCATGACGTAAATGTCGTGCCGGAGAAATACCACACTCTGCAAGCCGAAATCGCGGCGTATCTGATTAACAAGCACGGCGCGGACAACGAAACGGTGCATATCGAAAACGGCATACACCGGCACTACGACTCCGCAGACGTTCCGGAAGACCTTATGGGCCGCGTGATTCCCTACGGCGGTACGTTCTTTGAGGAAGAGTAAAAATGATTGCGATGGACATTAACAAGCGGCCATTATGGTACGCGTTATATGACGGCACGGAAATGGTGACCGATTCAAACGGCTACATGACCGGCGAAAAACGCGTCTGCTATAAGGCCCCTGTCAAGATGGACGCAAACATTTCTGCCGCCAAAGGATATTCAGAAGCCGAGGTTTTCGGCACGGATCTTCAGTATGACCGCGTTATCGTAACTTGCGATATGGATTGTCCTATCGACGAAACGACGGTGCTTTGCATCGACAAAGAGCCGACCTATTCAGACGGCAATCTGCTCTTCGACTATGTGGTCAAACGCGTTGCCAAGAGCCTGAATGTTATCAGCATCGCCGTTTCAAAGGTGGCGGTGACGGCGTGATCCGTATCAAGATCGAGGTTCCGCGTGACTTCCTTGAAGACTACATCGACAGCTTCGATTCAAAGAAAAAGCTTTTCCTTGAGAAGCTGGCAGAGATAGGCGTAAGCACGGCAGACATGGAGTTCCGAAATGCGGAATGGATGTACTCCGGCTTATACGACCCTGTAAGAGTAGGAACCGAATGGATAGACGATAACACGATAGCGGTAGCCGCAAGAGGCGACAAAGTCATGTTTATCGAATTCGGAACCGGCATTCACTATGCGGACGGCTACGGTGAATCATTCGGCTATGGACCTGGAACGTGGGGGCCACACGGCAACGAGGACTACTGGTTCTATAAAGACCAAGGTGGTCAGATCGGCCTGGGCGCTGACGCAAGGAACAAACCGGGCTACATCATCACGCACGGCAACCCGCCAGCAAGAGCGATGTACGCAGCCGGGCGCGACATGAGGGCGCGAATCGCCGAAATCGCAAACGAGGTATTCGGATGATCGACATTGAATCCCAAATCTTCACAAAAGTATATGACGCTGTCAAAGCGGTCTACCCGGATTGTGACGTTAAATCCGAACTCGACCTTGAACCAACCGCCGCAAGAGCGGTGATGATCGAGGAAATCGGCAACGCGTCCAACCAACAGACCGCAAGCAGCACGGAGATGGAGAATCACGCCATAATTGATTATGAGGTCAACGTTTTCTCCAGTAAGGCAAGCGGGCGAAAAACCGAAGCAAAGGCCATTTTAGCCCTTGTGGACGGTGTTCTGCTTGGCTTGAACTTCCAGCGGCTTTCGACCATGCCAGCGTCCTTATCTAATTCCACAAGGTATCGCCTTGTTTCACGATATACCGCAGTTGTCAGTAAAAACGAAACCATTTACAGGAGGTAACAATGGCTATTAGAAGCAATAAGGCTTTTCTTATGGTCGCAACCACCGGCTCCCCGCTGAATTACAGCAAGCTGGTCGATATTAAGTCTACCCCGGATGTTGGCTCGGCTCCGAATATGCTTGAAACTACAACGCTTTCGGACGAAATGCAGACCTTTATTCCGGGCATCATTCAGCTTGATTCCAGCGGACTCCAGTTTACTGCGAACTATACGAAGACCGATTATTCCACGCTGAAATCCCATGCAAGCTATGATGCTGGGGCTTCCGGGCCTGGACACTATGCCATTTGGTTTGGCGTTTCCAGCACGGATGGATCCCCGGATGGACATGACGGCAAATTCAGCTTTGATGGCATCCTTACGCCGACCGTTAACGGCGTTGGTGTAGACGAGGTCGTTGAAATGACCATCAGCATCGCGCCGTCCACGGTCATCAAGTTTACCTAATTAAGAAAGAGGAGAAAACGAAATGGCGAAGAAGATCACACTTACTTATGACGGAACGGAATACACGTTGGAGTTTACCCGCAAATCTGTCGAAACGATGGAGAAGAACGGCTTCAACGTGCGCGACATCCGCACTTCCCCGGTCACGACTCTGCCGGTACTGTTCGCCGGTTCCTTCCTTGCCCATCACAAGTGGACGAAGGACGAAACGATTGAAAAAATCTTCAAGCTGATCCCGAATAAAGACGACTTCCTTGAGAAGCTGGCCGAAATGTATAACGAACCGCTTGAGGCTATGCTGGCAGACCCGGACGAAGCCGAGGGAAACGTGACCTGGGGCGCGGACTTCTAAACCGTGACCCCGAAGAGGCGGGGGCGAAAATCCCCCGCCATACTGATATTTTCAACGAGCAGTTTCCGTACTATCTGTCCATCGGCATGACCGAAGGGCAATACTGGAACGGCGACCCGGCGCTCGTTAAAGCATACCGCAAAGCGGACGAATACAGGCTCTCGCGGAAAAACACGGAACTGTGGTTACAAGGAATGTATGTATATGAAGCGATCATGGACTTGTCGCCGATTCTGCGGTCCTTCGTGAAAAACCCGAAGCCGGAGAAATATTCGTCCGAACCGTACCCGCTTACCGAGAAGGAGCGAAAAGAACGCGCCGAACGGAAAGAGAAAGCGGACGCAGAGGCATTGAAGGCCGCGCTTGAAGCACAGGCGTTGGCATTCAACAGAGCGCTGTCACAGGAGAAAGCCGATGGCTGAAACAACTACTGATGTAATCCAAATAAAGGCAGAATTTGACGCTGGGGATGCTGAAAAAGAACTCGAACGGTTTGCTAAAGCGGCAAAGAAGGTAGCCGAAACCGCGTCGTCAAGTACGGCGGCGGTTGACCGCGTCGCCGAGAAGGCAACTAAATCGGCGAAACAGGCTTCTGAAGCGATTGACGACGAAACAAAAGCGCTATTAGAGCAGTACAAGGTTCTTCGTCAGGCTGAACTTCTTGAAAAGAAGAGAGTCTATGTAAGAAAAGCCACCGATCCAACCGAGGACGACAAAACCGAGGCGCTTTACAGAGAAGCCAAAGCGGCAGAGAAACTTGCTAAAATGCGGGCTTATCTTTCCGGGCAAACTGGCAACGAATCGAAGAGGGCAAAAGAAGCCGAGAAAGCGGCTGCCGCAGAAGCAAAAGCGGCTGAAGAGGCAAGACGCAGAGCCGAGGAAGAAGCGAAAACGTCACGCATCCCCGGATATTATTATGATCCCGGACGCGCTACGGATTTGAAATCCACGGAAAGCTTACTTGATAGGATCGCAAGCAAAGGGCAAAAGGCCACAAGCGCCGTTTCCAAACTGTTTGGGAAAATCAAGTCTGTTATCCTGTACCGCTTGATCCGTTCTGCAATCAAAGCCGTAACGGACGCATTCCGCGAGGGAATCGAGAATGCTTATCAATGGAGCAAGTCTATTAACGGAACATTTGCCGCAAGCATGGACCGAATAGCAACATCAAACCTATACCTAAAGAACGCTCTTGGCGGTTTGGCGGCTACCATCTTAAACCTTGTCGCACCGGCTATTGAGGTCATCGTAGACAAGTTCGTAGACTTCATCAATGTTATTAATGAACTGATTGCAAAGCTGACCAAACAGGAAACATGGATGAAAGCCAAACGCATACCAACACAGTATGCGGCGGCGTGGGATGACGCGGCTGGAAGCGCTAATGCAGCGGCGAAAGCAATCACGACCATTCTCGGTATCGACGAGCTGAACCCGCTTAACGGCGCTAATGGTGGCGGCGGTGGCGGCGGCGGTGGTGGGGGTGGCGGCGCTGATTACTCGTCCATGTTTGAAGAGGTGTCGACCGGGAATTCCGCGCTGTTTGAAAATGAAAAGCTTTCAGAACTATTCTCAACGCTTGGAAATCTTGCTGAATCTGTCGGATCTCTTATAGAAGCTGCCACGCCTATATTTGAACGGTTTTGGGATGGCGTGTTAAAACCGCTCATTGACCTTGACATTGACTATTTTACGGATACGGCGCAACGGGTTGCTGACAGTATAAATTCCATCGCAGACGCGCTGAACGGAGATATTTCCGGGTGGGATTTATTCAAAAGTTTAGGGAGCAATATGCTCGATATGGCGATGAACGCCGAACTATTCGGCGCTGGAATGGCCGCTCTGTTAGAGGGGAAATTCAATCTTGCCATGCAGAACTTCGCAATCCTACGCGGACGGTTAGGGAATGACTCTGCAAGCAGCATTGTTGACCAAGTAAATGACGCGATTACAGAGAACTTCCAATTTGATGTTAATATTGCTGCCGAGGTTACTGGCTCTGTCAAAGACCTTGACTTTAGCGGACTAACTAAAGAGCAAAGGACTACGAATGTTTTGGGCAAGGTCGCCGGGCTAACAAAGGACTCTGCCGTCAAAGGCGAGGTCAACGTAAATGGGAACCTGAAAAAGATTGACCCAAGTTCGCTTATTGCAAACGGCGGCAATGTTGTCAATATGATCGGCAACCTGGTTAAACGAAAATATAAAGACGACAACATTAAAGGGCTGCTGACAAGCACGGACATGACCGGGAACATTGTCAATCGCACGTTTGCGGATAAGAATGCTTTCACCACCGTCCCAATGATAGGCAACATTCGCAAACGGACTTGGGGAGCGGAAGGAAGCGACTATTATACACAATTCCGAACGGTTTCTATGATAGGTAACATCCGCGCACGGACCTGGGGAACGGACGGCAGCTATTATAACGTGTTCCGTACTGTATCAATGATTGGCAACATCACAAGCCGCGAATTTGACTCAAATACTGTTCGCGACCAACTTACAAGCCCAAGCATGACCGCAGTTATCGAAAGCCGCGAATTTGGGGCCGGGGGCGTTAAAACTCAAATGACGACACCAAGCATGGTCGCGAATGTTGTGCAAAGGATATTTGATAACAGCACGGTCGAGAAGCAACTAACAACGCCTGACATTAAGCCGAACGTAACCGGGTATACTGGCGGGCTTGGGACGTTAAAAGCGGACGTAAACTTCAGCGGTATCCAGTTTAACGGTAAGCCCTGGCTCGATGTAATCTTGAACGTCAAGAAAATGCTTATAAGCGGGCAAGACAAGAAAGAAAGCATCACTCCGTATATTGCAAAAGGCGGCGCTTTCTATGGCGGGCAATGGCACGATATAGCGCAGTATGCAACAGGCGGCGTACCGAATCACGGTTCGCTCTTCGTTGCCGGTGAAGCCGGTGCTGAAATCGTAGGTCACGTCGGCGGTCGTACCGAGGTCTTGAATCAGAGCCAAATCGCCTCTACCATCGCGGCGGCCACGAGCATGAGCAACGCGTCACAGAATGGCATCCTGGTGCAGATTCTCTCCGGCGTACAACAGCTAATTGACGGACAGGGCGATGTAAGAGCATATATCCCGGCTGGCGAGGTAGTAAGCGGCTTGCAACGCGGAAACAGAAGGGACGGAAGAACGCTCGTCCCGGTAGGAGTGTAATATGTCAGAGATAACCGATCTGAAAGCACACGGTCCTGTTTGGTCGGTGGTTCCGACCGGCGGCGGCACAACGAAATATTTTCCGACAGACCTTCCGATTCCGTGCGCTTATTCCTACGAATTGGACGATGTATCGGAGCCGGACGCGGGGCGCGTGGAAAACGGCTATATGTATAAGAAACGCATCGGCCAGGTCTACGCGGTAGAACTTGAATGGTGGGGGCTGGATTCTGCCCAGGTTTCAGCCCTCATAAAAGCCTTTGACGCAGAATACTTGAATGTCAAGCTGTTCAATGCGAAGAATGCGGCATTTGAAACGGTGGAAATGTACGTTGGCAACCGAACCGCGCCAATGTACTCCGCGACATTAAACATTTGGTCTAATCTCAAGTTTAAGCTGATTAAGAGGTCTTGCTGATGGCTTATCCTGTTTCGTGGACAAACATAGCCTCTTGGGAAGGTTATCAAAGCTTCGGCGATGGCGGCTACAAAAAGTTTGTTTACCTTTGCAGAAACGGATCTGATTGGTATGATGGCGCGATTCTGAAAGCGGACGGCTTGACTATCGACAGATTCTGTACTGCGGGGAACTATATTGAACTTGGGAACGTGAATGCGGCAGCCGCCACGCTCGTTATTTCAGCCCCGCCGGGAGATATTGCTTCATGGGCGGTCGGTGACGAGATCGAGATTCAGATAGACCCGGACGATAGAACGGTTATCTCAACACCATCTGCGGATGTTGCAAAGATGGGCGTGTTCGTTGTCGATTCTATCACGGAACGGCAAGGAACCTACACGGTCGATTGCCTTGACCGCATGGTCTATATGGATGTAGAAATGGACTGGACCGGCTTCAGCACCAACTATCCGATTCAGACCGTCCTTTCTAATATCGCGAGTCAATGCGGCATCACACTTGCGAATTCCATCAGCACATTCCCTAACGCCACGGCTGGTTGGTACACGAATCCCACCATGACTTGCAGACAAGTGGTATCTGCTATCGCCGAGGTGATTGGTGCTTGCGCTTTCATGGACTGGAACGGCGAACTTCGGTTTGCCTGGTACGCTCCGCTCCTTGACGCGAACAACGCTGTTTTGGAAATCGGCACTAATATTGCCGTAAGCAGAAGAACCGAAGACAAGACTTATTCCATCACCCAGTATACCATTGGTAACGCGAACGATTCCGTCATCAATGAGAGCGGCGGCAGCGTTGAATATAAAATCATCGGCAATGCGCTGATTGAAGGGGCGAGAGATTACATCACCGTTTCCACGCTTGCCTCTAACATTACAAATAAGCGCTATACCACAGCGGCGGCAAACACTTATCAATTCAATGGCGGGGAATACACGACCTTGCCGCTACCATATATTTGGCCTTTGGACGTTCTGAAGGTTGGCTCGCTCTATATCCCTGTGACGCACGTTACATACTCGCTGAACAGCAATATGAGCATCGTGAGCAACGTAAGCCCTACCTTGAACCGAAGCACCACGTTCACATCCGCACAGCAGACGGTCATCAATAACATGGTCAGCGAAACAGAAGCGATAAATAAACACTTCTTTTATGCTAACGCGACCGGCGCTCATATCACTACGGTGGAGAATGACCCGGATTCCGGCAACAATGTTTTGATCGACTCTTCCGGCGTTTATATCCGCGAGAATACAGATGTGCTTGCTGAATTCACCGCAACTGACGCGAGAATCGGCGAATCGACTTCTGCTCACGCAGACATAAGCACAAGCGGTTTGCAAGTCTATGAAAGTGATGGCACTACGCAGATTGCGAATCTTGGTTACGGTCCGGGGAAGGATAGTGGCGGCGGCACATCAAATGCCCCGTATTACACGCTCGGCGTTAGAACAGGAACGATAGGCAATTACTCTGTCGCGGAAGGCTACAATGTAACTGCAAGCAATTATGCGGCGAGAGCCGCCGGGGAAGGGACAACGGCATCCGGTTACTATGCTTCAGCGGAAGGGTATCAAACCGAGGCTTCTGGCGCGGGTTCTCACGCTGAAGGATTCATGTGTAAAGCATCTGCAAGCGCAAGCCACGCACAAAATCAATACACGTTAGCGGATTCCCCATACCAAACGGCTATTGGGAAATATAACGTATCAGATAGCGGAAGCAATTATGCCCTTATCATCGGCAACGGCTCGTCAAATTTATCGAGGTCGAACGCGCTTACGGTGGATTGGAACGGCGAGATAAGCGGATACGCACAGGATTACAAACCGGGCGACACCGTTTCGCTTTCCAACGTCCCTGGAACTGGATACACGTCCGGGACAAGTGGGAATGCTTATGTCTTCTTTGATACTTATAGGCGGTTTCCAAATAAATCAATCACCGTAAACAGCGTTACATCTGCATACTTAAGGGGCGTAAGCGGTCTGATTCTGAACAACGTGACGGCGACCTCTTATGTCAGCAATGCACAGAGGAACGATGCAAGCCACGGCTTCCGGCTATATTTGACCGGGCTTCCAACGGCGAACTTCGTATCAAACACGCCGCTGCATATGATATGTAGCGTGAATTTAACCATAGCGAACTAAAGGGGGTAGCGTCATGATTTTTGAAAACGGAGTCTACGACAAGCTAAAAATCATTGCATGGATTTTAGCACCGCTAATCACGTTTTTAGCGGCTTTAGGCGAGATTTGGGGGATTCCACACATGGTCGAAATTACGGCAACCCTGGCGGCTTTGGATACCTTCTTGGGCGCTTTACTGACCGTATCTAACAAGGCGTATCACGCGGCACAGGAAGAGGGCGAAGAAGATGTGGCAGACCGTGATTGAATTCATTATTAGCCCGGTCATTGCGGCATTTATGGGCTATGTTGTTTGGAAGCTTCAACAGCAGACAAAACAGACAAGCGCGAACAATCGCGGCACGATGATTCTTTTGCGCGATAAGATCATTGATGACCATGACAAATATGTTATCGAAGGACGGCCTATGCCAAGTTACGCTTATGAGAACTTTGTAGAAACCTACGAAGCTTATAAGGCGTTGGGGGGTAACGGCATGGCTTTGAAGATGTTTGAGGAATTAAAACACGTCAACATCAATAAGAAAGAGGCTTAATCATGCTTGTACAAGGCACGAACGCACCGCTTGAACTACAGTTTGACCGCGACTTATCGGATATGGATAAGCTGGTCGTATCGCTTTGGTCGTTGTCGGGGAACTTGATCAAAGCATGGGACGAAGACGAACTGACCATCGAAGAAGACACCGTACTTTGCCCGCTTACTGAAAGCGAAACTGCGGACTTCCCAAACACGTTTGTAACGGTCGAGGCAAAGGGACTTGATGAGGACGGCGCGATTCTCTTTTGGGACGAGGTAACGGTGCAGATGGTCAAGCGGAACGATAGGATTATCGCATTGATCGACACAGGGAGCGAATAATGGAGAAGATGCGCGAGATAGAAGCACAGGGCATCCATATCGTATCCGTAAATGGTGATAAGGTAGGCGTACTCAAAGCAGTTGGGGGCGGCGGTGGCGTACCGGCATATCACGGACAAACGGAATTCGTGCCATCTGACCAGGTGCAGATCGTCCCGGCCGAAGGGTTCCGAATGCGCGAGAACATCATTATAGACCCTGTGCCTACAAACTATGGCCGTTTGGTATGGAATGGCCACACTCTGACAGTTTATTGAGGTTAAACAATGGCACAAGACATTATCATTAGAGGTCAGACCTATCTCGGAGCAGAGAAGGTGGACGTTCCTCTTGCCAACGATCCGGGAACGGCTGAATTTTATGATACTTCGGACGCAACGATGACAAGCGCTAATCAATCGTTGAACGGCGTGACAAGTTATTCTAAAGGCGTTAAATACACCGGCAACATTCAGACGAAGACTTCCAGCGACCTGTCGGCAAGCGGGGCTACGGTAACGGTACCGGCTGGCTATTATGCGTCTAACGCCACAAAAAGCGTTGCAAGTGGGGCTGTAACCGCTCCGGCATCTATCAGCGGTTCAAGCGCAACCATATCGACCGGGAGCAACACGCTGACTCTGTCGAAAACTGTATCGGTAACTCCTTCCGTAACGACCGCTGGTTATGTATCGTCCGGCACGGCTGGAAACTCGTCTGTATCGCTTACTGCGTCCGTAACCACGAAAGCGGCAGCAACCTACCATCCGTCAACGAGCGATCAAAGTGTTGCCGCATCGACCTATCTGACCGGCGCGCAAACGATTAAAGCGGTGACTTACTCCGGGCTTTCGGCATCTAACATTGTATCGGGGGTAACTGTAAAAATCGGCGATGCTGACGACGATGACCGCATTACCTCGGTTTCCGGCTCTGCACAGATCCCGGTCATCTCATACGATACCACCACGCACACGCTGTCGATTAGTTAGGGGGTGAGCTGTCTTGGCACAGAACATCACCTGGATGGGGTCAAGCTATACAGGCGTAGAAAAGATTACATTGCCGAAAACAGGCGGTGGCAATGCTCGATTTGACGATGCGTCTGTGACTACGGCTGTGGCCTCTGATGTAGCTTCGGGAAAGATTTTCCTCGCGTCCAATGGCACTATCACCACAGGCACGGCGACCGGCGGAGGGACAACTTTTATTTCAGCTGTTGGATACGACCCGGATGACGACAAGTGGTATCTCCAAGAGAGTTACTCCGACATTGCGGCGGCATATAATGCCGGGAAAACGGTCGCTTACTGCGTCAGCGGTTACGACGACGAAAATGCGGTCGCAGATGGGGTATGGGACAATGGAACGATCAAGTACCGCGTAAACTGGTACAACTTCGATACCTACAAGTATTATGAGGACGAGTACACGCAGACCGGCAACTCCATAAGCACAGTAACGCGTGTAAGCAGACACGAAATGTATCCGAATCCCGTATATAAAGACTCTTCAGATCTCGTAGTTAGTGGGCAATATGTGTCTGTTCCAGTAGGCGTATACGAGAATATCGCTTGGGCGCAAGTTGCATCAGGATCTGTTACTGCTCCGTCTTCTATTAGCGGAAGTTCTGCAACAGTTTCTACTGGATACAACACGCTGACGCTATCGAAGACAGTTTCCGTAACGCCGAATGTAACCACGGCTGGTTATGTATCGTCCGGCACGGCTGGGAACTCCTCTGTATCGCTTTCAGCGAATGTAACAACCAAAGCGGCTGCCACGATCACGCCTGGAACTGCGAACCAAACCATCGCAAGCGGCACGTACCTCACAGGAGCGCAAACCATACTTGGTGACCAAAACTTGATTGCCGGGAATATAAAAAGCGGCACGACCATCTTCAATGTCACCGGCACATACAGCGGCGGGGGTGGTGGCGGCATGAACAAGCAGATTTACTTCGGATCTGCTCAAGTAGCCACGAATACTTACACAGCCACGGATGTCAAGCTGAAGGTGGCCGTCTCCGGCACTTATAAAATAAGCTGGAGCGGCTGGAGGAACACGACCTCTGGCACCTCCGGGAGCCAGCTTTACAAGAACGGCACGGCAATCGGCACGGCGAACACATCCTTCACGATCACCAACTACGGCCAGGTCGTCACGCTGACCGGCATCCAGCTTGCGGCCAACGACGATATCGTCGTCTGGGCGCGTGCGCGGTCTACATCGTACCAGATGCGCGTTGCAAACCTTTGTATCGAACAGACATCATAAAGGAGTAAACTATGGAACCATTAACTCGGAAAGAATTTTTCTTGAACGCGATTGCGGAAGGGACTCCTACGCCGCCGCCTCTGACGAGAGAGGAGCGGTATCTTGCCAAAATTGCGGAAAACACAAGCGGGGATAGTCTGCCGCCTATCGAAGCTGGCGATGATGGCAAGGTCTTGACCGCATCGGACGGTGAAGCGGTATGGGCAAGCGGCGGGGGCGGTGGTGGCGGAAATGCCGTTTATATCAACTTTGATACCGCCAATGGGAGAATAGACGCGTCATACAACGACTTACTCCAGTATTACTATGATGGGAAGTTTATATTCTCAAAGGACTCGTACGAAGATGAAGGCACAACAAACTATGTGTGGCATATATTGACGCAGTTGAAAGACGAATCCACTACATTCTATGCGCATTTTACAGCATTCTATTTCTATGACGGCTCGCCTAATCCGTCTAATATGATCTTTTACGCAAATGACCCGGACGAAAAAATGTTGATTGAAGATTAAGCCAAGAGGTGAACCATGAGCAACTCGCCATTAGTAACCTACACCCGTATCAGCCCGTGACGAAATAATCAGAATAAGGAGTTAATCATGACACCTATCACAAGAAAAGAACAATTTTATAACGCCATCTTAAACGGAACCGAAGCACCGAAGCCGGTGACAAGAGAAGAGATGTACCTCGCACAGATCGCTGCGAATGGCGGCGGTGGCGGGGGGGGCGGTGGTAGCGTCGGTATTTATTTTGTTACAGCCGAGGTCATTGGAGACGATTTTGTTCTTACCAAAAATTACAGCGAAATTGTTAATGCCGCACAGGATAATATCGTTGTCAGCGTATATGACGAAAATGGAAGCGTGAACTACGATTATTATACTGGAAATTATGAAGAAGAAGGAAATTATCAAGTTTTCTTTACAAGCGGTACAATTTGGTTCGCTACTTCTTCAACTGGTGCTCTCACGGAGCTGAAATAACATAGCAACACAAAGGAGATAAAACCATGTCAAAACCCATTACACGCAAACAAGCCTTCCTCGCGAAAATCGCGGGAGAAGATGTAACGATCGAACCGAAAACCTATGACGAACTCTTCCTCAACGCCATCGCAGAAAAGCGGGGTGGCGAGGATGTTGAACTTCCACAGCCGAACACGATGGAACAGGCGTATCTCAAGAAGATCGCGGATAGCATCAGCGGTGGTGGCGGCGGTGGAGATTCGGACTTCTCGATCGCAGAGGTGACGCTAACGAATACTGACCTCGCTGATGACATCTTTGTGTATATGCCATTCGTTTACGATGATAATGAGTTTGAAGAAGGAAGATCGGCCTTATTAGGCGTATCGGAAAATATTTCTCATGGAGAATCAAAAACTTTCAAAGTAGCACTTTACAAAGGATTAGCGTTTGGTGATATTCCTACCTCTTACGTTACTACTACAGGAGATATAACATTTGAAGACGGATACGGCGTTTTTATAACTGGAGATGGAACTGTAAGTTTCCATTATGGCAATCCTGGCCCCCAGTAAGCAATAACGCTTAACAAGGAGTAACCCCATGACAAAAGAAGAAGCGATCAAAACCATCATCACGCTTGCGGAAGAGCAAGTGGGATATGTGCCGTATAGCGGCAAGAAAAACAAATACGCAGAAGAACTGGATTCCGTAGGATTTTTCAACGGCAAAAAGAACGGCTACGATTGGTGTTGCTGCTTCGTGGCTTGGCTTTTTGAACACACTTGGGGCAAGGAAGCCGCACAGAAGATGCTCTATCTGCCGGAGAAATCCCTTGGAGCCGCCTGTCCATTCGTTGCGAACTATTACATCAAGAATAACGCATGGTATAAGACCCCGGAAATCGGTGACCAAATCCTGTTTGGCACTCGCGGGGACGAAGACCATACGGGAATCGTGTGGAAAGTTACGAACAGCTATGTATACACCATCGAGGGTAACGCCGGTGGCGGCAACGGCAAGGTGATGAAGCGCCAGTACGCACGGACGAACAGATGGATCAGCGGCTACGGCAGACCTAATTGGGCGGTCGTTGCGAAAGAGACAACGCCAGCACCGAAACCGAAGAAAATCATCGAAGAAGACGGCATCTTCGGCAAGGATTCCACAAGAGCCTTGCAGAAATGGTTAGGACTCGATCAGACCGGCAGAATTCCAGGCCAGGACAAAGCACTCGCAAAATACTTCCCGGCAATCACCGCTTGTACTTGGGAAGACTACGGCTCTGTGACCATCAAGTATATGCAGAAATACCTCACACAGCGCGGATTCCCTACAGGCCCGGCTGACGGATACCTTGGGCCGAATACCATCAAGGCCATACGGAAATGGCTGAAAGAGGTACAGGGCTATAACATCAAAGTGACGGCGTACTTCGACAAGGCGACCGCCCTTCGGATGCAGAAATTCCTTAACATCGTCCTTGGTAGGGGAGAGGTAGCGCACTTCAAATAACGCTCTTCGCGAATTTTCGTTTTTTCATACTCCTTTCTTGCCAAAAGGGCGGCTCTTACGAACCGCTCTTTTGGTTTTTTTGTATAGAGGATTTTATGGGGATGGGCAAAGAAAAAGCGATGCCGTAGATTGGGTAGACCGGCACCGCTTGGATAAGAATGTGTGAGAGGTTGTTCTTATCGTTTGCATTATAGCACGGCGGCAGCCGGTTCTTCGTAAGGTTGTTCCGGGAGCGAAAACGAATTAAGAATTTCTTTAGATTTGAGGCGTTGACAATAGGTTTTAATCTGTTATACTAACAATAGTGAGAGGCTCCTCGAAAGGCGAGGGAGTACCGGCAAATACATTCAGATATTTTTTTACTTATCGAACTATTCCTAAAATCATAATTTTTAGCAATTTATGATAAGTATCTGAATCGTTCTAAATAAGCCATGTATAATGCCTCTCACGGAAGAACTGTGAGGGGGTTTTTATTATGTACCAAAGAGAACACAAAGCCAAGCGGCGACACCACATTGTCGTAACGGCGAACAACGGCGAGGACTTTCAGCGCAAGTTGGAAGAAGTAGAGCAGATGCTTGCCGAAGACCCGGATGTCGAGAACGTCACCTATGTCTACAACATGGCCCGCCCGGAACATTGCGCGTACTTTGATTATGAGCGCAAAGATGAAATCTGCAAAACGATTGCCGAAGAATATGAGGCGAGGGGACAAGGCTACTGCTGCTCCGATTGCGTCTTGTACCATCCGAGCGGAGACCGGCGAATCCGTTACACGACTTGTGACGCGGGGAAGCCGAGAAGAGCGGCAGATAGCTGTGCTTGTAACGAATTCTACGAAATGATGGAAGCACTTTTAAGGAGATAGGCCATGAAAGAGATCTTATTAACCATCGCGGGAATCGTAGTCCTGTTTGGGACTTCCATCGTGCCGCCTTGCGACATTCCCGAAGATGCCTACTGTGAAGCCCAAATTGCCCTTTTAAGCGAGGAAGCGGAAGAAATAGAGCAAGTAGACGAAGAAACTATTATCGTAGACGAGAGCGGCGAAGAGAGCCTTGAATACCTTGGCACATTTGAAATGACCGCCTACGAATGGACAGGAAACCCATGTGCTAATGGCAATTACCCGGAAGTCGGTTACACGGTTGCTTGCAACAGTTTACCGCTTGGGACTCGCGTCTACATCGAGGGAGTCGGCTACAGAGTTGTGGAAGATCGCGGAGCCGAATGGCACAGCTACAACTGGATGGACTTATACCTTGGCGATGTCAGCGCTTGCTACGAATGGGGAATCCGAACTGTTGAGGTCTATGTGGTGAGATAAGATGCCAGCACGGAAAAGAAGAATCCTTGTAAATGACGATGGCGAACGGATCAAACGCGCCATCGGGAACAAAAAGGAATACTGGTCTATCGAATCGGACGAATGGTTCTCGCTCCTCATCGCAACAGACGGAAAGTTTTGGACGATTGTCGAAGGGTCTACCGCGATCCTAATCCCATATGATGTTCTGAACCTCATCTGCGAAACCAAAGAGATGTATGAGGAGCAGATAGAATCCGGGCGGCATCTCCAAGCCTATTTGGGGCCGACCGGCGAACGAGGGAAAAACGAGCGGAAAATCGTTGTGCCGCTTGATGAGGGGAAAGTGCGGTCGCTACGGAAAGCCGGGTGGTCGATAGACAAGATTCTGAAAGAGGTACGCATGGACGGAACGAAAACGTCCAGGGAAGAGATAGAGAGGGTCTTAAAAAATGGATGAGATTAGAGAATCGGTGCTTGAAGCACTTAAGAAAAGCCCTAACGGAATATCGCGTGAACAGCTTTCGCTCATTGTCGGAACGGACGACCGAACCGTAAGAAGAGCGATTGAAGAACTGCGGCGGTCACATTATCCGATTGGTAACGGAGCAAAGAGCGGCTACACATACGGCGCGAACGAGGGGCTTCGGAAAACCATCGCAGATATGAGAAGCAAAGCTTTGAACCAACTGAACACGGCAGCCGCCCTGGAGCGATGCTTGACCGTAGACGGACAAGAAGCATGGATGTAAGAGAGGAGATACCATGACACTTTACGAAATCAAAGGGAAATACGGCTTGCTGATGGAGCGGCTTGAAGAAGACGGAACGGACGTTGACGAGGTGCTGGAACTGTTCTCCGACCTACAGGAAGACTTGAAGGAAAAAGCAGACGGCTACGGACGCGTCCGGGCGAACTGCAAGGCTACGATTGACGCTCTGAAAGCCGAAGAGAAACGGCTGGCAGATAAGCGCAAGCACTACGAAAGAATCGTTGACAGCCTTGAAACGCGTATGTTTGAAGCCATGAAAGCGATGAACCAGCGGAAGATCGAAACCGACCTTTTCCGCTTCGGAATCGTGAAGAACGGCGGGGCGGCCCCAATCATCATCACACAGCCGGACTTGATCCCGCCGGAATACTTGAACATAACTGTAAAGCCGGATCTGAAAGCGATTGCGGAGTACATCGACAAGACAGGCGATTGCACCTTCGCGGAAATCGGTGAACGCGGAGAGCATCTGACGATCCGATAATTCAAAGAATGTGAGAGGAGAAAACAATGAACCATGCAGAATGCGTAAAAGCAATCAAAGAGAAATTGGACGAAATCAGCGAAATCTATCACCAGTACAACCCGGATGGCAAATACTTGTCGCTCTGCCTGTCAGACGATGGATGGGCGATGTTCAACAATCACTACTGGGGAGATGACAAGAACCACGGAATTAACTTCTGTGAACAGGAAGGGAGAGAAAGCTGATGAATCTGAACTTTAGAACGCTTATGCCGGACGAGATTGATGTCCGCGTGGGAACGGTCGGGAACGGAAGCGCAACGCTTCTGCTCTACAAGGACGCAAGATGCGACATGAATATCCTGGACGAAACGGTAGGACCGCTCAACTGGCAAAGAGCGCACTCCCGCGACAATCAGAACTGCACGGTTTCCATCTATGACGAGGAGAAAAAAGCTTGGGTAAGCAAAGAGGACACCGGCACGGAATCCAACATGGAGAAGGAAAAAGGGCTTGCCTCTGACAGCTTCAAGAGAGCCTGTTTCAACTGGGGAATCGGAAGAGAACTTTACACCGGCCCGCAGATCCGCATCAAATGCCAAACGCAGAAGCGGGATAATGGACGCGGCTACGAACTGAAAAATCCGTGGGAGTTTTACGGAGCCAAGGTAACCTACATAGCCTATGACAATCAGAAGCGTATCGTGGGGCTGACGATAGAAAAGGACGGACGAGATATTTTCTCATTCGGCGAGATGCTGAAGATCGGCGCCGTGGACGGAAACAACGAAGCCAACGAATCTGAACGAGCCGTATTCATGCAAGCCTGTGCGAAATGGGGGTTGGACGCGACTTCCGTGCTTGCCCATGTTGGATGGAAGAGCGGGAAAATGACGGTCAAGCAGTATAACGATGCTATGCACTATATCGAATCGGTGACGCTTTAATGGATAGAAACGGATATAACCCCAGCAGATTTTCGACCGAGGCTGGAACGTGCTTCATCTGTTGGCGCGAACACGTCGACACAGTAAGACATGAGGTCTTCCAGGGCTACTTCAACCGGCGGCTTTCCAAAGAGGATGGCTTGTGGATCAACGTATGCCCGGAATGCCACAGAAAGATTCACGCCAACCAGCCGCAGTATTTGTGGCTTAAAGAAGCCGCGCAGAAACTATACGAAATGGAATACGGACACGACTCGTTCTTTTGGCGGTATGGCCGGAACTATTTAGAGGAACACGAATGGAGATAGTGACGAAGCTGACGGCAAAGCCGAACGTGCTGCCGCTTTACAAAGAAACTGTTCTTGAACTGAAGATACCGAACGAGAAGCGCGGCGAACTGGTCATGCAATGGATGGACGAAGACTTTGACTCGGACAAGGAGTATGAGATCATCGTCCGCAAAGCGCGAAAAAAGCGGTCGTTAGACGCGAACGCATACGCGTGGGTGCTTATATCAAAACTGGCTCAAAAGCTTCGTATGACGGCGTTAGAGGTCTACAGACAGCTTGTGGAAGAATCCGGGTTTTACTACATCTTCCAAGTGGAAAGTGAGGACATTGATTCCTTCCGGCAACTTTGGGCGGAGCAAGGGAAAGCATGGATGACAGAGGACATGGGAGCGGTTTGGCACTCGCCGAACCAGCGGAACATTAAATGCTTCTATGGTTCCTCATCCTACAACAAAGAGCAGATGAGTGCATTCATCGACCAAATCATCGCAGAATGCCACGACCAGGGAATCAGCACTCTTACGCCGAGAGAAATCGAACTGATAAAGGGGGCATGGGGATGAGATGAGAACCAGCTACGCCAAGATTGATAGGGGTATCATGAGGCATTGGCTTTGGTCTGACAAACCATTTGCGCGTGGACAAGCGTGGATGGACTTGATCCTACAGGCAGCATACCACGACCACAAAGAAATGGTCGGTGGGGCGCTAACAAACATACGCCGAGGCGAGGTGTGGACGACCATCGCCGCGCTGTCAGAACGGTGGGGTTGGAGCCGTGGAAAGACAACCAGGTTCCTGTCAGACTTGGAAACGGACACTATGGTGAGCATTAAACGGACACAAAAAATAACGGCTATAACCATTGAAAATTACGAATTATATCAATGTGACTATTCGGCTGACGGACACAAAATAGACACCCTGACGGACAGCTCACGGACACGTCATAAAAAAGATAATAAAGATAAAAAAGTAGTAGTAGACGCGCACACGCGTGAGGACGGCAGCCTATCCGACCGATTAACGGATGACGAATGGCATAGACTCGACAGACAGTTTGAAGAGTTTTTGCCTCTCATAGACAGAATAGACGACCAAGTCACTCACCCGGAGCGTATCGAGAACGCATATAGCTATTTCCTATCGGCAGCCAACAGAATGGGGTGGCCGCGAAAATACTGAACGAATAGTGAAAGGAGTATCACAGAATGAACCATGTATCACTCATTGGACGCTTGACCGCAGATCCGCAAGTAAGCTATACGGCTTCACAGATGGCGGTAGCAAAATTCACGCTTGCAATCGACCGAATCTCAAAAGACGGAAAGAAAGACGCTGACTTCATCCGTATCGTGGTCTTTGGCAAACAGGCCGAGAACTGTGAGAAATTCCTTGCTAAAGGAAGAATGGCGGGAATCGCTGGTCATATTCAGACCGGCAGCTATAAAGACAAGGACGGCAAGACGGTATATACCACAGACGTGATCGCTGACCGCGTGGACTTCCTCGAATGGCCGGAGAGAAACGAACCGCCGAAAGCAAAGCCTATCGAGCCGGAAGAAGACCAGTTTGGATTCCAGGCTTTGAACGCCGATATTCCGTTTTAGGTGACCGGCATGAAAAAGAACCCCGGAAGAAAAGCCAAGCGGCAGCATCAGCGAGAAGAAGCGCGGAAGATACGGCAGAACATCAAGCGGTTCGCCGAAGCGAAGAAGCGGCATGAGGAGAAGCAAGATGAAACACTTGGAACGGAAAAGGAACTGCGATATGGGCATCGGAAATCGAGGAGTTTCCAATAGCGGTAACTAAATATCATTTCCCTGAGGCAGAATCGGAATAACGATTCCGTACCAATAGGGCGTAGACGGTACGCCGGGAGGGTGATCTGTTAAGGCTGATGACGGTCAGCCGCGGGAGGAGCCTGTGGCAAGCGGAGGTGGGGCCGCTTACAAAGAGAACTAATTAGATGCAGCCGACTCTTTACGGCCAACCTTGCGCTGGTAAGAAGCCGGAACGGCGTTTCCCGCAAGCAACGCGATCTCGCGGCTGCATCGCCTTTTTGCAAGATGGTTGCAAGTTAGTTGCAAGTTAGTTGCAAGATTGGTTTAAGGCGGATTTGGTGAAAGGAGAACCGATGAAACTAAACGGAACTGAAATATGCAAGGTCTTGGACGAGCTGATCGGAAACACTCAAGCACAGGGAGAAACAACTGCGGACGATAAAGCGTTCGACAGGATGAAAGTGCTTGAACAGGTAACGGATTGGTGCCTTGATGGATTCAACTATGAATGCGGCAACGCTAATAAAAGCGAGTGGTCGATGGCCAGGTCCGGGAAAGAAGCAATCAAATACTTGAAGGAAACCAAGGAATGGATTGAAGGCGTATTGCATGAAGCAGAAAGGAGAACCAATGAATAAAGTACAACCAATCATAGACATTGTGTTCAGAGGATTCTGCGAAGGATGCAAATACGCGGACTTGGAACTGGAGAGCGCGGAATATTATTTGGGCGAGAAGTGTTGGGTAGTGAAGTGCAATCATGAAAGGGCTTGCATAGAGTCCCGGAGAAAAGCATTAAGCGAAGCAGAAAGGAAAACCGATGGGAAAGCTGATTGACATTGAATCCGTTTACGCCATATTGGAAGATGCCGGAGAAGCGCTTGAAATGTTAGTAGAAGCTATACCAAGGGAAGAAAATGGAGCATAGTATAACTTATGACCGCGACCAGTACCAAAAGGGATGGAAAGACCGAGAGGCAGAGATCGTCCGCTGTGGCGAGTGCAAGCACTCACAGAAATGGTATAGGGATAAGTGCATATGCTTTTTGTGGAGCAAAACTGGAATAGATGTATTTGAAGACGGATTTTGCTCCTATGGGGAAAGGAGAAGCGATGGTAGGGAGTCGCGACTTTAAGAAAATCAAAAGCCAAATGCAATTCATAACAGGACTTGTGTTGAGGCTGGACGAAGAAATAAAGCGGGATGGCGAAGGATCGTGGAGCGGGATGGAGAACCATACCAGGAAACAGGACGATATAAAGAGAATCCGGCGCGAACTAATGACGCTTTCAAAGATGCTGGATCCGTGGGGGTAGTTGATGGAACAGGGAATTGAACTAACAAACATAGGCATCTGCCGAAACTGTGCCGAAGCAGAACTGGAACTGCACGACTTTGATGGCTATATGGGCGCTAAAAACTGGTCGGTATCTTGTTTCCACAAAGACGCTTGCCGCAGAGCCTTCGATCAAGGGTACGGAGAAGGCCGCAAACAAGCGATTATGACAATAAACGGCTATATGACCGAAATAGAAGCGAGGAAACTGTATGAAGCGCGAACTACTAATACAAGACCTTGAATACTGCGAAAACGCGATGACCCGGCTCGGCGACCGAAGCGATATTTGGCAAGACCGCATGGTCTATATGGCTTTCAAGATTCTGCGGGACATACTGATGGAACTACGGCATCCGGGGATGATCGAAATGCCGAGAACAGCGTGGTCGAAAGCGGAAGAAGAAGAGAACCGCGCCAAGATGGAGCAGTTTAAGGAGTCATGGAAGATTTATGAACAGCAAGGCTATCCAAAGCCTGGCAAGATTGTAATCAGCGAGGACATCAAGGCGTTTGCGAAAAAAATAAGCGCGGCATACAGGGAACAAGTCAACGGACTTTACAACAAGGGATTAGAAGAGGAGAAAGAAAAATGACAATAGCACAGGCAATCTTCGGCAGCGTGGCTGTTATCTGCTTGACGATAATCGCATTAGCGTTAATTGGTAGGCCAAGAGGCTAACAACCATACCAAAAAATAGAAGGGTAGGGATTAGAATTAACTTATGGGCGGGAAAATGAGCAGAGATAAAGGCAAGCGGTTTGAACGAGAACTGGCGGCGGCTTTCCGGGAATACGGCTACGACGCACGAAGGACAAGCCAGTACTGCGGTCAGACCGGCGATGCCGCTGACGTGGTAGGACTTCCGGGAATCCACGTTGAAGCCAAGCACGTTGAGAAAATTCAAATCTACGATTGGATGGCACAGGCAATCCATGACGCAGAAAAGAGCGGCAGAAAGCCGGTAGTATTCTTCCGTAAGAATAGGACGGAAACGCTGGTCACAATGCGGCTTGACGATTGGATGGATCTATATAAGGAGTGGGACGCAAGTTATGAATTATCGGTTAAAGATAAGTGAAGACGGCTACGCCGATTATCAGTATCAATGCGGGAGCGAGAGTTACGTCCGGGCTTTCTGTTCAGCGCAGAGAGCAAAGGACATTATCGCCGACAAGGCCGAAAAAGGGCCTCTGACGGACTTTCCTATCAAGGCCGGTAAATTCCACTTTGCGGGGGTAATTTTAGAGGAGAACGCCGAAAATGCTCGTTAAAGCCCCATGCCATAACTGCGAAGATCGGTGCATCGGCTGTCACTCCATCTGCGACCGCTATGCGGAATTCAGAGCCTACAAAGACATGATAAGCAGAGAACACGTTAAGGCCGTTGACGAACGCAGCTTTCACTTGGAACAGATTATACGGAAAACGAAGAAGAGGACACAGCATTGATTATCAATCACAACGATCCGCTTTACGTTTCCCGCCGGTATGCGGCATCGACACCGAACCGATATAACGGCGCTTACTATTATAGCCGGGAAATATGTGAGCTGATGATACCGCGCGTCAAGACGGACCGAAGCTGGGTGACGGTCAATATTATGGGGAAGGCTTGCGACCACGCCATCGTGTTTATCCATAACAACAAGCAGACCGAACGCTATGAGCATCTGTCAAAATGGAAAGACCTTATCCTGGTCTGCGGGGTGCCGGAAACGTGCGAGAAAGTAAAGCACTTGGGAACGCCGATATACTTGCCGCTTTCGATAGACGTTCAAGCGGTGCAGAAATACGCCAAACAAGAGAAGACCAAAGAAGCTGCCTTCGTTGGCAGACCGGCAAAGCGACTTGGCATCACTTTCCCGGAACGCGTTGACAAGCTGGAAGGAATACCGAGGAACAAACTTCTCCCATTGATGGCTGATTATCGCAGAATCTATGGAGTTGGAAGGGTCGCACTTGAGGCCATCTGCCTTGGTAGCACCGTCTGTGCCTATGACCCAAGGTTCCCTGACCCATCTGTATGGAAACTGCTTGATACGCGGGATGCGGCGAAAATCTTACAGGAAAAGCTGGACGAGATCGACAATGTATAATTATACGGAGAAATGGTTATGAAATATAAATGCGAATGGTGCGGGAAGAAAGTGACCGCAGACAAGGCTTATCAGATCACGCGATACGACCAGGCGTGGAGAACGGACGTAAAGATATTCCCGGTGCAGATCATCTGCGAAGAGTGCATCAAGAAGATAGGACACGATGAAACGTCGGAGTAAGGTCTATATCCATTACCTTGAGTGTGTTGAGTGCGGCAAGGAATTTCCGATACCGCGCTGGAAGACCCACGCAAGGGAGAAGGACCATATCAAGACTTTTTACTGTCCGTACTGCCAAAAGGAAACCGATCACCGGGAGCGACAGGATAACTACTTGTCAAAGTAAAATGTGGGATAAAGAAGAGTTAGAAGAAATACTGCGGAAGAGAGAGGAAAGAGAGTATGAAAACACTTGTGGCTATTCCGGCGCTGGATATGGTCAAAACGGACTTTATGACTTGTCTATTGGCCTTAAAAGGCGTCAAAAGCATTTGGGTAGAGGTTGGCTCGTTAGTGCATATGGCGAGGAATTCACTCGTCCTAAAAGCGATTGACGGCGGCTTTGACTATATCTGCTTTATCGACAGCGACATGGTCTTTGCCCCGGACCTTCTCCAACGATTAGAAGCGGACGCAGAAAAAGGCTATGAATTTGTAACGGCGCTGAACTTCCGAAGACACTTGCCGACTTCGCCGGTCATCGGCAAGACGCTTACATGGCAGAAGAACCCGGACGGCACGGTCACGCACGGAATCGAGGAATACGAAGACTATCCGCAGAACCAAATCTTTGAGATCCAGGCTTGCGGTATGGCGGCTTGCATCATCAAAGTATCGGCCCTGGAGCGGATCGTAAACGAAATGAACTGCGCTCCGTTTGAACAGCTTCAGCAGATAGGCGAAGACTATTCTTGTTGCTGGCGGCTTCAGCAGCTTGGCGTCAAGATGTACTGCGATTCTTCCATCAAGACCGGGCATATCACAAACTATACCATCACAGAGCAGACTTACCTTCTCCATAAGCAGAAACAGGCCGAGGTGAAGATGCCATGACCGACCGCATAGCAAAAGCAGAACAGGCGATCCGCAGTATGATAGAAGAGTGCGAAGCGGAATTCCAGCGGCAGAAACACGCGCGGTGGGACTTTCTGAACGGCGAACTCGCAGGACTCCGGGAGTCACTTGCGATATTGAACGTGGTAAAAGCCGGCGTACTGGACGACAAGGAGCAGAAAGATGATTAACAGAATCGACGTTGCGATATGGGCGATTAAAGCCACGCTGATGAAGGGCGAGGAGAACCAGGACAAGATCGCCGCATATAAGAAATGCCTTCATCTTCTCTATCTCATAAAAGAATACAACGAGTTTGACGATGAAGAGGAAGACGATTAGATTCTATGCGGACGAGATGCTGACCGCAAGGGAGATCCTCAACGACACGGAATTCGGCGATCTTCAGACAAGGCTTTGGGATTATATCCTTTACGGCTTCGACCGACCGCCGGAAGACAGAACCATGCTTGCCCTTTACAGAACGCTGACCCGCAAAGAGGACGTTAAAGAAGCCGCCTACGAAAAGAAACGCAAGTACCGCGAGAAGATCAAAGAAGAAGCATCACAGGAAGAACGTGAGGCCACCGCCGCCGAATTCGTCCAGCAGATCCGCGAGAATCTGAAATCCTTAAGCAATTCTTAAGATTGGTTTACATAATCTGGTCTTTTACTCTTTGAGATAAGTAAAGTTAAGTTAAGTAAAGATAAGAGTCTTTTTTCACGAATGAGGTAACACTATGCCAGCAGCTAAAAACCCGCAGAAAACCACTACCAAAAAGAAGGACGGAAGAGGCGGCAAAAGACCCGGTTCCGGGAACCCAGCTTTAACCGGCAAGGCTTTCGACCTTGAGCCAGGAGATAACGCAAGATTCCTTAAGAACGCTATCGCTATTATGAACCTTCCTAATATCGACATCCACGATCCCGACCAAGTCGCAGAACGCATCAATGAGTATTTTACCATGATGTTTAATGACGATATGAAACCTACCGTCACAGGGTTCGCTATGGCTCTCGGCATGAGCCGACAGCAAGTATGGGCTATCGTCAACGATTCCCCGGTCAATGGGCAAGGGGCTATGCCAAAATTACCGCCGCGAGCATCGGACTTTATCAAAAAAGGGTACGCCATCATGGGCAGTTTATGGGAAGATTATATGCAGAACGGCAAGATAAATCCTGTTTCGGGCATCTTCCTCGGCAAAAACCATTGGGGCTACAAGGACCAGCAAGAAACGGTGGTCGTTACGCCGAACCTTCTCGGCGATGGAGCAGACCAAAAGCAGCTTGAACAGCGTTATTTGGACTCTGTCGTCACGGAGGACTAAAACAGGCTCTATTTTCGATGAAGAGGCTTCGTTGATTAACGATACCATAACGCTACTTACGGCGAAAATAGACGGCAAAATGAGCCTTGCAAGGGGATAATCCTCTTCAAGGCTCATTCAATGCAAAGAAAAGCCCCGCCGAAGCGGGGCTGAAGAGGCAAAACACTATTTCTGACGCTCCCAAAAGCGGACGATCCGCTCTATCTCTGCGTCATCGTAGAAGGGGACCTCGACTCGCGTTATGCCTTTGGCAGAAGGCGTCATGTATAGGGCTTCGCCGTGAAGAGGCAAGTCTTCCGCGCCTTTGACGTCAATAAGATTGCGGCTCTCTTGCCCGGAATTGGTGCGAAGGGCGAGAACGCACGGCAGACAGGCTCTCAAACTGCCGTCAATAATCTCTCTCGTTGGGCGTTGAGTGCAGACGATGAGGTGGATACCGGCGGCGCGACCTTTGCAAGCAATCTTTGTTATGTCAAGCCGCGTCTGCTTCGGGCATCTTAAGCGGATGTCAACATACTCGTCAATTACGATATAGATATTAGCGCCGTGAAACCTCTTCAGACCGCTCCTCTTCATAGTGGCGAACCTCTGCTCCATGAAATCCACGGCGTAGGCGATGACCGCAGAAATCTCTTCGGGTTCGCAGAACCGCCCTAACGAGTGCGGGACGCGCTCCCAGTCGGCCAGTTCAACGCCTTTGGGGTCAATGAGCAGAAGACCGACCTCGTCCGGCGTGAACCGCATCAGAGAGCGCAGAACGCCGTTCAAGGTGACGGACTTTCCGCTGCCGGTCGTGCCGCCGATTAGCGCGTGGGGCTGTGATGTCAAATCCGCGTAGTATGCGGGGAAACTTATTTCCGGGGTGGTGTATACTTTTGTCATGGACTTACTCCTCGCAATATTCCTCGCAGAACATTTCCGCATAGTCGCCATAATTCCACAGAACAAGGTCGAGGAACTCTTTGCGCGTCTGTTGGGCTTTTGGGCATCCAAACATGAGACTCTGAACGCCGACCGGCTCGCGGCCTAACCATGCCTCATAATAGTCAGCGGTTTCAACGATATCGGCGTAGAAGCCCTCATTCAAACTGTAGCGGGTGATTTTGGTTTCGTTCATCTTCTTCATGGTTTTTCTCCTCTCCCTTAAAAACAGCGCAGAACGCTTAAAATTCATCATATTCCAATGCGTAACGCATGGCGGCATACATTTCGCGCCGATTGGCAAACACATGATACGGTTCAGAATTGCGTTCCCATGCGTATTCGTAACCGTTATAATACGGCGCGTTACCGTCCATAACGGAAAGACCGCTTGCATCTTCAAAATCTTCTTTGATAGCCTCGCGGATTGTGTAAAGCATCTCTTCGAGCATCTCGCGGCGCGTCATGGGATAGTTTTTCGGGAAATCGTTGCCGTTCGCGTCCCCATAATATCCGCAATCATTGCGCTGAATATCGCGCCCAGTAATGCGGTTATAAGCGGCAATAATTTGTCTGTAGCTTGTCATGGTAAAATCTCGCTTTCCCCGCCTAAAATGGCGGCTTAAATCGGTTTTAATTGCTTGCGCGTGTGTGGGCTTTAGACCACCTTCGGCGGCTTTACAAGCCCTTGCGGGCTTGCTATCAGCACTTGCGCGGAACGATTCAAGAGGCGGCTTGCATCTGCTTTTCGTCCTTGACCATTTCCACCGCGAAGCCGAACCAATCGTTTTGGTTACTGTACTCCCCATCGTTGCGGTCAAGGTCATAGACGATGTCTTGATAGAAGCTATCAAGGAAGTCACCAACCGCGCAACGGTAGGCGATTGGGTCACACTTGCGAAGCACTTCGGACGGCAGATAATCCATCCCACACACAGTTACCCACGGCTCAACATCGTTAAGCATCAAATCGAAGCCCTCTTCGGCGTCAGCCTCGTCAGCGCTCTCAATGATATACTGGGCTACATCATCCGCGTCACCAAAGACGGCGGGAGCAAGTCCACGATACTTGTTAAGGCAAGTTACACGATACAGCATTTTTAAGCTCCTTTCATTGCGGCGGTTCAGCCCCGCCGCGAGGCTTGTTTGTTCCTTACGGTTACATTATAGCAGATTAAAAGTAAATGTCAATAGGCAATTCTTGAATATCCGTAAAATTTAGCGGTTTTTCGGCTTGCGGCGAGACGGTTCGCGGGCGGTGGAGGGGGGGTATTCCAGGGCGGGGCAGCCGGGCGGGGTTTATCCCCCGACCACATTTTTCATAAAAAAGGCTTGACAGTTACGAAAACACCAATTATAATATGCGTAAACGGAAG